CCTGTCATATCTCTAAAATCAGCATCTAAATCTGTGTGCCCAACTGCAAAATATGACGGAGCAACTGGCTCTGTAGATATTTTATGACTTGCAGAAATAATTTCTGAAATTTGTTTCGCTCTATTCCTACGGAACATACGATATATATTTCTAAAATCCTTTCTTAAAGGTGCACTTGCTATATTAGCACGACTTGCAACACCATTTGCCAAGAATACATTTGTTCCACCACGAAGAATATCAATACGAAGTCTTTCGATAGTTTCTGCAACTTGCTCTCCACATAAGTCCATTGCTTCACCAAGAACATTATCCTCGTGAGTGTCTTTAATAACATCAGTTATCTTGACTTGATCACCATACTGTTCCAACACACAATTAATATCTTCGTATGTTAACTCTTGACCTTCTGGTGGAATTCCTTCCGCTAAAGGTGATAACGCTGGTGCTAGCGGTAAATATCTACGATATTTACGAGTTCTTGTTTTATTTTTACCTTGTTTATCCCATTGTCCAAAACGCTCGATAACCATATCGAGTTGTCCGCGTTTTAACAATCGTCCGACTGCGTAACCATTAGTTCTATCACTAAGATTTACACTTGAATTTGTAGCCATTAGCTAGTCCTCCGTTAATTGCGTTTTCAGATACTCTCTAAAACGGACTTGAAAACTTTTTGTTATATTAGTCATAAAATTTCAAATCTTATGAACCGCTTACATATATCTCTGCGACAAAATATTTCTATTTTAGTCCCAGTTCCTAACTTACCTTTAAAAAATAATTTATTGCAATATGGACAACGATACTCATTATCCACATTAACATCTATTATTTTCTCTGTTGAATTTGTATTACCTTTAGCTATGACTTGTTTCATAATTAAGCCATATCAAATCCATCTGAAAAACTTCCACCTTTCTTTCTTCTCTTTGAAGAACTAGAACGAGTCTTTCCTCCACGAAGTCCACTCTTTTTCTTTCTCATACTAGACAAAGAATTTCGTTCTTCTCCATTTTTATTCTTAGCTTTTCTAGATTTTAGAATTGCTTTCTTATACTCTCCCAATATCACAACTGCATCTTGCGGATCTCCAGAATCTATCATTCCTTGAACTTCCTCAGATTGCTTATCAGCCCATTTATTAAAGCCATCACTTTCTGCAACTCTTCTTGCTCCGGGATAATAACTATTAACATGATTCCAAAATTGTATCTGCCCTATATTTCCAGAAATTTTTTTCTGAAAATTACTATTAGCTTTTGAAGTCATTGCAGATGTAAAATATTTCATTAAAGCAGTAATTTCTGGATTATCTTCTGCAATTTCTTTCAAAGATAATTCTTCATCTCCAACTTTAACTTTTAAATCTGGCATTTCTTCAAATCCTAGCTCGGATAAAACTTGGTTTGATTCATCTATATCAAGCACTTTTTGTTGCTCTATAAAACCATCTAATTCACGGCGACGCTTAATTTCAAGTTGCTGACGCTGAGCCTTAGCTTCTTTTTTCTCATTTAACCTTTTAGTCAATTCAGAAATCTCCTCGTCGTCCTCGTCCTCTTCATTACCATTTTTATCGCCATTCTCATCATCTTCTTCTTCTTCCTCATCTTCGTCGTTATCTTCCTCATAACCGTCATTATCTCCATTATCTCCATTATCTCCATTGTCGTCATCATCTACATCGTTATCGTCCCCATCTACATCTTCCCCATCCTCAAAATTAAATCCATCACTGAACTCATCACTTGAATCAAAAAAATCATCCTCCTCCACATCTACTTCTTGAACATCTTCGGACATCATAAACCTCCTGTCTCTTGCATTTCATTTATTATTTTATATATATTATTTAAACCTGACTGCTTGCCAAGCTTAAATCGAATATCATCTTTTATATTATCACTAATTTTAGGTGACTCCAATAATTGCTTACTCAAAAGTTGAATTTCACTTTGAAGAACTTTATCTAAAGCTATAAAACCAAAATTATATTTTAAGTCTCGTATAGCAATAATTTCTTCATTCGTTAATTTATACTTATTCATCATAAACTTAATTGCTCGGGAGCTGACATCAGCTCTGAATTATCATTAATTTGTTCTTCTGTTTGCTCTAAAGGCATAACAAAATCTGGAGTCTCTATATTTATATCCATTATAGAACTTAAATCTGATTTAGGAATAGTCCCTCGACCTTCTCCTACACTATCACTTTGAGTCCCTATAGCATCTACTTGCAATTTAGCAAACTCTAACTCTAATTTCTTATAATTCAATTTCATATCTTCAATTGCCATTCTTGCCTCAGATTCTTGCCTGCGAGAATGTTGGAATGCCTCTTCTGCTAATCCTCTTTTCTCCTCAGTATCAGCTTTGATTTTTTCTAATTCTAATTTAACTTTTTCCAATTCTAATTCTTGTAATTCTTGTTGCATTTTAAATTGAGGCGAGTTTTGCTGTTCTTCTTGTTCTCTTTTTCGCTCTTCCTCAGTTTTTACAAACTGTTCAATATCTAAATCATTTACTCTTGCAATTGATTTTCCTAATTCTGGAACATTAAATTCTCCTACAAATTGCTCATTCGATAAAATTAACTGTAATATTTGAGTTAAACTCTGAGCCTTTAATACTTTGTCATTATAAGATGAAAAACCTAAAGGGATAATTGAGTAATCCCCCTTTATAGAATCATCCTCATAAGTTACCATTATATACTTATACAATGATTTTACTACTGGCTTTATTATATTCTTATCATAATTCTCAATACTACGAGCTATATATTTTCCAGCTTTCTCAACTAATTGAGAAGTTTCGTATGCTGTTTGAGAACCTGGTGCACTTTGCCCAACTGCTATTTTAGGAATCATACTCATATCATCTATTTTATATTCTAAACCATTTATTGCATCTAATGAATTTTGTCCAGTATCTGGAATCTGTATTGGTTGCAATGCACGACGAACATCATCACACTCTTCTGTTATATTTATAACTTTACCGGGCGATATATCATTCAATGCATCTTCATCTTCTAAAAATCTGTCTTTTGCTGCAATCATTACATTACTTGATAATTTCTTATTATTAATATAATTCCTAAAAAAGTCATCATATAAAATCTGCAACCCTTCTATATTATCAACTATTCCATCTGGAATATCTCCATCAACTTTCAATTCCCAAGTATTCTGCAAAAATGGATGCTCATCATCTTCTTGCTCTTCAAAATAAATTAAATCTTCATTTGCAAGTATGCACTTACAAAAAACCTCATCTCCTTCAATATAATCATCAACATCATTATCATCAAGTTTATTACGAGGAATCCAACCGTAAAATTCCAATAATTCTATATCATCATTATTAAAATCCTCTTTACGGATTGTATTACGCTTACTAACATAACTTTTAGATGTGCCTTGTAATACACTCTTAATCGCTTCTTTATCATATCCTTCTCCCTCTTCCATTAACAAAAATAATTCTCTTGCTTCAATAAAACTACGTTGGATATAACAAGGCGATTCTAAAAAATCTACACTTATATCATAATACATATCAAAAACACTTACATCTTGGAAACACATAAATTCACGAATCCCAGTAACATGTTCTATACCTTGCGGTCCTTTCTCAAAATAATCATATTTTTTATCAATTAAATCTTTTTTCATATAACTTACACCATACATAGCAGATGCATATATATTTTTCGCCAACTGATCTATAAAACCACTCTCTTCAAATTGCTCTTCAATTAATCTCGTAAATGCTGATATATTTTTCCGGATATTTTCTGATTCTTCTTCACTCATTTCAACCATAGCATTACGAGTTCGACTAGACTGTTTTAGCATAAAAGGAATTTTACCGCCCTTAAGTAACATATCACTTACCAAACTAACTGCTGCTAAAACTTTAGTTTTTGTCATTCTAATACTTATATCACTTTTCCAACTAGCATTTTTAGTTGTCGACATATTACCTTGCTCTTCCTGCATTCCAGCGTCGCTACTATGCAAACCTTTATAGACCTCGTAGTTCCTCAACCACTTATCTTCCCAAAGACTTCTACTTGTTCGGTATTCGTTAAATTTGTCTACAATCCAATCTTTCAAGTTTTAAACTCCACTTTTTTATAAGGAAACATTATATTCCCTCGTAATATTGATAACACTGATAATAATATTGCAGATATATTCCCACTAGGGTTAATTGAATACTGCTTCATCCCCCTATCAAAAAAACTGCCTTTCTCAAATAATAACTTATGATTTAACATCATATCCCAAATAATTTGCATCGATTCTCTGCCTGTCGATATATTTATAGGTACAAAATATGGAACTTTCTTCATACCATAATTTCTAGCTTCTCGACGAAATTCTGTCTCATATCTCTTACGGATATTCTCTGACTCTCCTGTATAATAGCACAACAATGAATATTTATCAAGGTATTTTTCAAAAAAATTCAATAATTCTTTCGTTGTTCGGTATTCTTGCTCCAAAAGTAACACATTTTCGTCTTTATCTATGTCATATCCAACCAAAGTTATATATCCTGGCAATATACGACTGCGATGAACATCGGGCTTAGGATAACTAACGCCTCCTCGCAAATAATACCTGCTGTCTATCTCTTTGCCAGACGATGTAAGCGCTTCCACTCGACACAAATACTTCTGCTTATACTCTATGTTTTTTATTTGCACAATCTGCTAAATTCCTCCCTGTTAAAAAGGGAATCTCTTCCCCATTGTCATAATTTAATTCAAATTTACGCCAAACATGCAAATCTTTTAACTCCAATTTGTCATTTCGCAACCATAAATTATGCGTTTGCAATCCACAATTACGAATATAACACAAACTTCCATCTTTATACTCCAATTCATCAAGATTATATATCCAATTCCCATATACATCCCTACAACATAAACAACGAACCATCGTTTGAGGATATACTCTAACTACCCTATATATATCTTTATCCGGATTATATACCAATATCGTTTCCGGTGATAAATATCTACCAGATATTATCGATCCAGCTGGAATCCTAAATTTCGCACCATCTACCATCGCTTTAACATTAAACTCTCGACCATATTCACTGTCTATATCATCTACTCGCATCAAAAAAGAACTTCGCTCTACTCCTGATACTCGCTCCTCGGTACTTAAAAATGATGCTCGCCTTAATCGCTGTTTTAATATGGATCTCTTATGTAATCTATATCTCATTATATATAACACTCCTCTATAAACTCACTCTCAAAACTTCCACTTAAATCTTGACCACTTGATAATGAAAAAGTCGTGAACGCATCCGCACAATGACTATGCTCATCATGCAATGGCTTATCACTCCAACTTCCATCTCCCATTCTAGCTTTACGGTAACTCTTTAAATGATTCAAACCCTCATCGCAATCTACACTGTTAAACTCACACAAATGAAACACATCTCTACTCTTATTAAT